TGTCGTATTAAACACTATGTCACCCGCTATAAAGTTCAGTTCACCTAATTCGGATTGGTTGAACTGCGGGGTCCGATTTGGATCGAACTGTCCTAAGTTTAACTCAAGTATCCTGACTAATCTATTAAAAATGTCAGGACTAACTTCATCTAAAGCCTGCGGTAACCTAGTCGGTAATAGCTTCGCCATTATCTTTGACCATCAGGCTGTATATACATTCTAGTATATCCCAATCTCCATTGCACGCCCAGTCTGTTTCCGTTAGATGCATCGTCATCACTTTGTAGCCTAATAACTGCTTGTCTTGCCCTAGCCCTAACATTAAGTTCGTCAGTGTTGTTTGAAATATCTTTGGTTACTTTGGTTGTTAAACTTTCAGCTGGGTAGTTTCTTGTTTTTATTTGCATGTTAATTAACGGCACGCCACTGGCTGTATTCTGACCGTAAAACTTAATGTCTGGAATAACCTTGCTGATAAAGGCAAACTCGTTACCGTCTTGCAAATCAAAGTCTGAGCTTTCAATAAATACATTGTCCATAGGCGAACCGTCAGCGTCTTGTCCTGTTTCTTGGTTGTATAAATAGCCACTGAGTGTAGCCAAAGGTTCTTCAAAAACATCTTCATCTACCCAAGCAGTTCTAACTAACTCGCCAATGCTCCATGTGTTTTCTAAATAGTTATATATAACGTAGCGTGATATCTCGCCAGTTGAATCTTGTGTTGATGGATAGAACCACCATACTTCGTTAAATTGTTTATTGGCAATAGCAAAGCATTTGTATGCTTGAGACATGTCTAGGTTTTGTTGCACATAACTTAGCACGGTACATTCTAGTCTTTGCACACTACCGTTGTAACGATAGAAGCCATCCTCAGCCATCCAGTAAACTCCGCTTGGTGCATTAATGGCAACATTAGGAGCTAACATGCCTGTGCCTTGGCTAATTAAATTAACAGCAAAAGTTAAGGGTGGTCCAACAAACTGTATAGAATACAAGGCTTGATCTGTCCACACCAAAGTTTCTTGCCTTGATCTAATGCCACCAATAATTTCACTTCCAACAGACAGTCTGACAGAGCCAGCCGTGTTGGTTGTTTGTGGCTCCCATTCAGTAATGCTTTCTTGATCAGAAAAAGCCACAAGCATTGGGTCTAAAGTTCCAGTTCTTGCAGTGCCTGCATCGTTCAATGGGTCGGAGCCAAGAACAAATACATGTCTGTCTGTTTCTGACACGATAGACTGCAAGCCTACGGTTGGAGCTAAGTTAGCCCCTGATAAAGAAGTAATGTTGACAGCCCTTGTGCTGGTACCATCGGATGTATTCCAATAGTAAATAGCCCCGCCTCTTGGGTGGAGAATTAAATCTTCACCGAAGTTGTCCGATGACCAGAGTCTTAATTGATTGGTAAAAGTTAAAGAGCTAGCAGAACCATAAGCGTTAATACCCCATGCATCAATGCCCCATCCTGTAGATGAGATGTAAGTGTTTAAGCCTGTGTTAAGTTGATAAGCACCGACAGTGCTACCACCACCATTGCCTGAATCGCCAGCAGCTGCTAGCACAGGATCGCCACTAGTATCTTTGGCTTCAATCGTATAAGAGTTAGCATCAACGATGGTTGCTATTTGATATTCTTGGTTAAGCACTGGGGCAGTAATATTACCGCCCAAAGAAACTGCACCTGAAAAAGTTACAAAGTCGTTTGCTACGGCACCATGTGCAGTATCACTCACAGTGATAGTAGCATCTCCATTGCCAACCTTAGCAAAGGTTACATCGCCTGCTGAGGTTGTAAGTCTGATAGGGGTAATGTCATAGAAACCACTGCCTTCTTTGACATAAGCCTTAAGGTTGGTTCCTAAAAATAAAAATTTAGTTCCTGCTAATGAAATCCATGGAAATAGATTTCTGCAAGTGCCTAAAAAAGTTTGAGTTGTGTTTTTTGCCCAACCGCCAAGCTTTTCTACAAAGCCTTTTCTGAAGCGTATAAGCGATGAGTCGAACCAACCACCTGCGTTTGTGTAATCGGTTCCTTCTCTATTTATTCCTGATTTAAACTGAAACTTTGCGTATGGCATGTTTCATTGCTATTAAGCGATTCGAATAATAGCTGTAGAAGCGGCTGCGGCTGGGAATACAATTGTAAAGTCTCCAGCGGTAGATGTTTTATCGCCACCAAAGTCAATGGTTGCAACTGATGGGTCTCCTGCAGCAGTATCGTTGTAAATCATGCATCCTCTAGCGGTAATAGTAGCTGTGCCAAAAGTTAAATCAGCAAAGTCAGTAAAACCAGTGGTTCCTGAGCTTGTTGGGTTAATGTTGGTTAAAGCCGATCCGCCAGAAGTATAGTTAGTACCAGACGCTTGACCAGTAGTGGTAAAAGCAGTGGTAGTCGCACCTAATGTTGCTGAACTTGTGTACAAAGCCAGTTTAAAAGAATTTCCGCCCGAAGCCAAAAAGTTATGTTTTGCTTCTAGTAGTTCTTTTTTAAAGCTAGTTGTAAGTGTTGATGTAATTGCCATAATTATAGTTTCCTAATTAAATCAGCAGATTCTTTAAAGCCTGCTTTTTCTAATTGATTATTAATTGTAATCCTATCAGATTTTATAGCATTTTGCATATATTGTTCAATAACTTTTTCAATATTGTCTTTAAACTCATTGACCTGATTCTTTACTTGATCAGGAGCATCATCACTTATAGCGATAATTCTGTCTATGCACCTTTCAGCCCAAAATTCTACAGGGTGTCCACCTTCGTTTGTTGTGTGGACTTCTATGTTTCCTAAACTCGTTAAAGTTGTATCTCGTATCATTCTACCACTCCTTTGGCTCTACTGGGCTAGTTTTATCATCGTGCCTACCTATTAGTTGTGGCTCAATGGGTGCTTTGCTTACAGACAGTTGGCTCATCTTTCTTACTATCATTTTTTTACCGTCCATTAATGGGATCAATGGGTCTTTAAGCCTGTGATAGCCATAAAGCTTTTCACGAGTTTCAACGCATGTATCTAGCAATGTTGATGACCCTGCAACGCCTACCTGCATGTCTGCATGCATGCACTTAGACAGCCAGAACTCTACACAAGCTCTGCCAGACTCTGCAAAATGTAAATTGCCTTTGTAAGTAAAATCCACTCCATATATTTTTAAAGTTCCGACCTTGTTCCACAAAGCAAAAGCAATAGCGTAAGCCACAGTGTTATTCAGGTAGCAACAGTTTAAGTCAGCAACGATTTCATCAATCGGATACAAAACTAGGTTCTTTGCTCGCTCGTCTAACTCGCATGTGTATATAGGTTTGTCGCCTGTTGTAAGCATTCTTTTCATGCCTGTGGTTTGTCCACCTGCATCATCGGTATCTAAAAACCTAGATGGTGGGTCCATCATGAATGTTCTATCGTGATATATAACTGAGCCTACAGCGTTTATGCCCCAAACCTCGTCAAAGTTATCGCCATGTGATGCGGCTAAGTTATAGTCAAACCAGCTTCGACCTAAGCCAACAATGGCTACAGTCTTGCCTTCAAGTTTTTTTATTGGTTTCATTTTTCTCCTCTCAAAAAGAAAATTAAGTTACATTAATTCTAAGCGAATCATACCTCATTTCGTCTCTTGTATCTCTGCCTTCACCTAGATTTTTCAACCTGCCTAGCGACTCTTTAAACTTAGATTCTAATATGCCGATTTCTGCTTGCGGTAGTTTTAAAAATATTGCACCTTCAACCAAACAACCGTATAGAAGCGTGTCAGGTGCTTCGGTTGATAGGTATGTTGTGTTACTGACCCCATTATAATCAACGGTAGCATTGGTTATAGACTTTGGTCTAGCCAAATAATGTAGCTCCATGTCATAAGCTTGATCAGGTACTGGGGAAACCTCAAAACTTGATTGGTCAAAGATGGAATAATACTTTGGTTTTCCTGTAGCAGAAGTGCTTGAAGAATATTCTTTAATAAAAGAATTATGTTTAAAGTCTAAATAGCTATAGCTTCCATCGTCAATAACGGCTAAAGAAAAACTTCCTAGCCAATCAGTAGGGGTGTTTAAAAATCTTTGACTTGCAGTCACGTTGCCCGATACATTTTTTCTTTGATCTGGCAGTTGAACAACTTTAAATATTCGCTCTTCTGCTTGCGTAATAAATGTATCAAGTTGGCTAACAAAGGTATCTTCATTAGTCTCAAGATAATCTTGAACGGCTGTTTTTAATGTTGTTAGTGTAAAGCTCATGTGTTTGTTACCGTGACTGTGCCTAATGCGGATTCTAATGCATTAGGAATTGTAAGTGCTGTTCCTATTATACCCAAATCCCAGTTTGTATAAACTGTAAAATTGCTAGGTACTACGCTTGTGTCAACCCTTGGGTCTTTAATAGCCTCTGGGTCAACTATCCTTGTTTTTCGATCTAACTGTGGATGCTTTGGCTCGAAACATTCTGGACATGTTTTATAGCCATTCCATTCTTTTTTTAAATCTTTTAGACCGTATCTAAAACCACATCTGTCGCAGATACCGTAAGCATTTTTCTGCGAAGCGAAAGCCATTATGCGTGGTCGTAAGCCCTTAGATCAGGGGTTGCCCTAAATGATGCTCTGTCTTCATCTTGACTTAAAGCTCTTTCAAACTCTTCTTCGTAAAGTTGTTTTAACATGCCAGTTCTTTCAGGAGATTTTTTTAAAGACAGATAGTAAGCCAATCCAGCACTTAAACATGGATAGAACCTAAAAGGCATTTGCAAGGTATCGGTTGATGCGTCTACATCATCCATTCGCATAATTCTGTTTACATAAAGAACATCTGTTGAGTTTTCAGGTGTGTTGTAAAGGTAAATGGTTGGGCTTATTTGTTTGTCTACAAAATATTGAGACGGTCTGCCTTGTGCTGTTTTATCTGGAACAGCGGCATACTCGCTTCTTGATATTTGATTCATTTGTAAATCGCTTGGTGTACCGTT